ATCTACAAACAGCCAGCCGAGATCACAAACATCACGGCTAACGGCACTACAGTTACAGTCACAGCTCAGAATGGCTTCGTGCCTGGTCAGACAGTATCCATAGATGGAGTCATCCCACCTATCTACAACCTACAGAATGTCGCTATCGCTACAGCTACAGCGACCACCTTCACTATCACTAACGGCGCGACAGGCACATACATCTCAGGAGGGCTCGCTACATCGGCAGTCAATCTGACAGGTGCTACAGCCGCGCTACAACTACGATCTCTCCCATCATCTCCTGATGCGGTGCTCTCTCTAGCCACAGGCGGAAACGGCATCACCATCACAGGTGCATCAGGTACTGTGGACACTCACGCGACAGCCACACAGACGAGGAACATAGACCCTGGTATGTACTACTACGATCTCGAAGTGACATCAGGTGGAGTAGTGACTCGCCTAGCTCAGGGACAGGCAGAAGTATCTGCGGAGGTGACTCGATAATGGCTGACGATGTAGTAATCATCAAACCTACAAACGCGATAGTAGAGATCACAGCACCTGGGCCACAGGGAGTAGCCGCATCTGCTCAGATTTTCTATACGCATACTCAGAACAGCCCCTCGGCGGTGTGGACTATCAACCACAACCTCGGAGGTAATCCCACCGCAGTCGTGCTCGACTCGGCAGGGACACAATGCGAAGGCACTTTCAGTTATCCTACTGTCAATCAGATGGTGATTACCTTCACGGCAGCGTTTAGCGGCGTTGCATATGTGATCTAGAGGAGAAAAACATGGCGCGCAAGTTTCTAGTAGGCATTGACCTCAACAAGAATGAGCTATCAAATGCTGTCATTCAGAATCTAGCATCAGCACCGGCATCGCCTGTCGCTGGTCAGATTTATTTCAACACAAGCGATGGCGAGATTTACTACTACGATGGAACGGCATGGGTATCTGTACTCAACGAGTCCGAGGTCATCTCAGGTCTATATGCAAATCGCCCTGCAGCAGGTACAACAGGTCGCCTGTTCTTCGCAACAGACCAACAGGTCATGTACTTTGATACAGGATCAGCATGGCTACAGGTTTCAAACTTTGGCGCAGTAACAGCGCAGACTACATATGGTGCTACTAGCGGTAGTGGGTCATCGACTGACTACTCTCGTGCAGACCATACACACGGCACACCATCTCTGACCAACACCACACCACAAGCACTCGCTATCGGCGGTGCAGGTGCAGTAGGTACAGGTACAGCTCCTGCGCGTGAGGATCACACACACGCGATGCCATCATTCGGCAATGTCACCTCAGAAACAACATTCGGTGGGTCATCTGCTAACGGATCGAGCACATCAGTAGCTCGTGCTGACCACACACACGGCACACCGGTACATGACAACACAGCGCACTCCGCTATCAACCTATCTGCGCTCGCAGTTCCAACAGCAGATGTCTCCTTCGCCACATACAAACTCACCAACCTCGGCTCACCTGTATCAGCCGCAGATGCAGCGACCAAGCAGTATGTAGATGATGTAGCTCAGGGTCTAAACATCCACGCTGCCTCATACGCTGCTACTACTGCAAACCTCAACGCGACCTACAGCAATGGCACATCAGGTGTCGGAGCTACGCTGACAAATGCAGGAGCGAATGCTGCGTTCTCTGTAGATGGCGTATCACCATCTCTCAATGCTCGTATCTTGGTCAAAAATCAGACCACACAGGCACAGAATGGTATCTATGTACTCAGCACAGTAGGCGATGGCTCTACTCCCTGGGTGCTTACTCGTGCCACAGACTTTGACACCGCAACCGAGATTGCCGGTGGAGATTTCACCTTCGTAGATGCAGGATCGACACTCTCTAACACAGGATGGGTCAATATAGATGAGGTCAATACAGTCGGTACTGATCCGATTGTGTTCCAACAATTCTCAGGTGCAGGTACATACACCGCATCTGACGGCGTACTCCTCACAGGCACAAACTTCACAGGCGTAGTCGTATCATCAGGCGGTCTGACTGTCGGTGGCACAGGTTTTGCTCTTGATACCACTATCGCAGTACGCAAGTACGCGGCAAATGTCGGAGATGGCACAGCCACCACATACACCGTGTCACATAACCTCGGAACAAAGGATGTTATAGTCAGCGTGTACGACAACAGCAGCCCATATGCTGAGGTCATCTGCGATGTACAGCACACATCCACATCAGCCATCACGCTGTTGTTCTCTGTAGCTCCTACATCAAATCAGTATCGAGTAGTAGTCCACGCCTAGTAGCACGAGAAGGAGATACACATGGGTCTGCGTGACCGTATCGCTAGAGCTCTGACAGGTGATATAGAGAAAGCACCTCGCCTTCCTGCAGGATCAGTCACTATGACTGAGCAGGAGATGAGACAGGGTGGACTTGCCATGCAACAGACATATGGCAATAGTGTGGCTCTGCCACGCGCTCCATTCTCAGCTACTGTCCCCTTCGGCCCTGGTATGCCTATCACTCCAGGAGCTATCAACCCGATAGACCCTGCTACCGGCAGACCGATGCCGCGCCGATATGAGTATCAGGTCGCGCAAAACATCAACATCACCGAGACTCGTCTCGTACCTTTCAAGACCCTACGCGCATCTGCAGACCAGATTGACATTCTGCGCAGATGTGTCGAGGTCACTAAGTCCAAACTCACAGGGCTTGAGTGGGACATCGTGCTAGGCGCAGATGCCTCAGAGAAAATCGTGGCAGAGATTGGTGGAGATCATGTGCGAGCTATGGCTCAGGCGCGTGAAAACTTCACAGAGGAGATCAACAGACTCCGCACATTTTGGGAGAACCCTGATAGAGCTAATGGACTGACCTGGACAGACTGGCTGATGACTGCAGCCGAGGAGATACTCGTCATAGATGCATGGGCTGTCTATCCACAGCCATCAGTCGGTGGCGACCTCTACGGTTTTCAGATACTAGACGGCTCGACTATCAAGCCACTCATAGATGACAGAGGTATGAGGCCGATGCCACCTAACGCGGCATACCAACAGATACTGTATGGCTTCCCACGCTCAGAGTTTGCAGCCAATGATGATGATCCGAAGGCAGATGGCGAGTTCTCTGCAGACGATCTCGCATATATGGTGCGCAATCGCCGGTCTATCTCGGTCTATGGCTTCTCTCCTGTAGAGCGAGCCCTACCTCTAGCTGATATTTATCTCCGCAGACAGCAATGGCTACGAGCTGAGTACACAGATGGTGTGCTGCCTGAGCTAATGTTCACTACAGACGAGGACTGGGGCAACAATCCTGACCTCCTACGCGCCTACGAGAACATCCTCAATGACGATCTAGCCGGTCAAACAGAGCAGCGCAAGCGCGCTCGCCTACTACCTAAGGGTCTATCCCCTGTGGTCAATGAGGGCTATGGCGAGAAGTTCAAGGACACACTAGATGACTACCTCATCACCTCAATCTGCGGTCACTTCGGTGTCCAGCCAGGTGAGATTGGCTTTGCCCCTAAGGGCGGTCTAGGCGGAGCAGGATTTGAGGAGGGCAGAGCTGAAACAGCCGAGGCTCTCGGTATCCAGCCTCTCGCTAACTGGATCAGCAAGATGGTGACGAATCTCAGCTACACATATCTCGGTATGCCACGCGAACTAGAGTTCCGCCTGATGACATCTAAGCGGATGGATAACGAGTCGAGTGCTCGCAAGGCTCAGATCGAGGTCACATCTGCAGGTAAGACCATCAACGAGCGCAGATCAGAACTAGGACTACCACTACTAGATACTCCACAGGCTGATATGCCTATGCTCGTGACCGGCGCAGACATATTCCTGTTCTCTCCAGACGGCATTATCAACGCCAAGGAGGTCGTTTCAGCTCCTACATTGGAGGGCGAGAATGCAACACCGACCACACCCACTACTCCTGATCTCAGCGATGAGAAGCCTGAGGAGGAGGAGGCACCGGATGACGATGACGAGATTGGTGAGGCGACTCGTGATGAGGTCAAGGCGTTCATGAAGTGGGCATCTAAGGGCAGGAGAGCCCGTCTATTCGAGTTCAAAGCCCTAGACCCTATCGTGGCCGATGCTCTAAACAAGTGCGCAGTAGATGGAGACTTCGATACGGCTAGAGCCCTAGCCAAAGCGTATCTAGCATGACCTGGCAGCGAGCTATGGATGCAGATGCTCGTCTAGCGGCTCGGAGTGCGACCAAGATACGCGCTGCGCTGAAACAAAGTATCAACAGCACCACAATGTATGAGGCGTACCTAGCCACACAGCCCTCTCGCACAGGCAATCTTGCACAGAGTCGCGCTCGCGCGCGCGCGTGGGCAATCATAAATGTCAGAGTGAATATGGAGGCTCTCAAGACAGTCCTCCTCCAGGTCTGGGCTACTGGATATCTACTCGGTGATCTCGCTGCTCAGGAGCTCATCGCTGAGGCAGAGCGCGAGCAGTCAAAGAGCGCAGATATAGTCAAAGCAGATATCGAGGTAGCGATTGACTGGGCATCGTGGCAGCCAGGAGATCAGATATCAGCACTCATACTCAAGCCCACACGAGCATTCCGCAAACTCCTAGAGGCTCAGGGCATCACGCTGAAAGAGCTGACCAATACAGAGCTCAGAGATATTGGTAACGCTATCGGCGAGGCTATAGAGCTCGGTCTATCACCTAAACAGGCAGCCAAACTCATCAGCCAGACAGTCGCGAGCCCTATGAGAGCCCTAATGATTGCTATCACCGAGTCCAACAGAGCAGTATCGGCAGCGACAGTCGCTCGATATCGCGATGCAGGTCTAGCTGAGATGGAGTGGACTACCTTCGATCCATGTCCTATCTGTGCGCAGAATGATGGACAGACTGTAGGTATCGGCGCACCTTTCCCATCCGGTCACACACAGCCACCGGCACATCCCAACTGCAGATGCGCACTACTGCCGGTCATCCCTGACTTTGATGCACCTAACTACACAGGTGGACAGGTTCTACAGCTCGCATCTATGCCATCGTCTAGAGATGACTCTGTTAGAGTTAGACATATCAATCCCTATGCAGTACAGACCGAACGGATGGACTAATGGCTGATGGATTTGTTCCTCCACCAACGGTGCGCAGTAATGCAAAGCGTGGACTAGAGCTCAGAGATAAGCATGGGCGCGGAGGTACGGCTGTAGGGGTCGCGAGGGCTAGAGATTTATCTAACGGCGCATCTATCAGCTACGACACCATCAAGCGTATGAACAGTTACTTCGCTCGTCACGAGGTAG